TACCTGACCTGGCGGCACCTGCCGTCGAGCTGCTGCAGCTGTTCGGCTAAGGCAGCGTTACGCGTCACGAACCCCGCCCCGTGCGGGGTTTGCTGTTTCTGGAGCCTCATATGAAACCTACCTATCAGATCATCGCTGACGGCAACGACATCACGGCGCTAATCAACGATCGGCTGCTGATGCTGCGCACCTCGGACAAGCCCGGCATGGAGTCGGACGAGTTCGAGCTGCGCATTGACGACCGGGATCAGGCCGTGGCGCTGCCCGCGCGCGGGAGCCAGGTCGCGGTCCTGATGGGCTACGAAGGCCAGGCCCTGACCCGGCTGGGCGCCTACACGGTCGACGAGGTCGAGCTGACCGGCCCGCCTGACACCATCGTCGTGCGGGGCAAGGCCAGCGACATGCGCGGCAGCGGAAAGACCGTGCGCAGCGGCAGCTGGGAGGGCGTGCCGCTGTCGCAGATCGTCGGCGCCATCGCCAAGCGCAACGGCTGGGAGCCGGTGTGTTCGGTGGCCACCAAGGTCGAGCGTGTCGACCAGCGCAATGAGTCCGATTTTAACTTCATCACCCGCCTGGCAAAGCAATACGACTGCACCGCCAAGGTGGCCGAAGGGAAGCTGCTGGTCATGCCGCGTCAAGGCGGGCAGAGCACCACCGGCAAGGCCATGTCGGTGGTGACGATCAACAAAACCGACGTGAACCGGTACCAATTCCGGCTTGGCGATCGCAACACGCAGAAGGCGGTGAAGACCCAGCACCAAGACCAGAAGACCGGAAAGCTGCAGGTGGTCGAGCTGGGCAACGACGACGCCCCGGACAGCCTACCGCCGGTGCATACCGACCGGCATGTCTACCCCAACAAGACCGCCGCCCAGCAGGCCGCCAAGGCGCGTTTGGCAGCGTTCAACCGCAGCACCGCCGGCGTGCGCCTGGAGATGCCTGGACGCACTGATCTGTTCGCCGAACGCTCGATCAACGCCCAGGGGTTCAAGCCTGGCTTGGACGGCGAATACCTGGTGGATGGCGTCGATCAGGTGTTCACCCGGTCCGGGTGGACCACAACCGTGGAGTGCAACGGCGGCAAGAAGGGCAAGGCGAAAGCCAAGGGCAAGAAGACCAAGAAAACCGACAAGCCGCTTCGTGTGGTGCAGGTGTAACGCGGGGCCATGCCCCCTATCTGGAGAAGTAAGATGACCATCACAGTTCGACAGCTACAGCAGATCTGCCCCAACGCCGGCCGCAACGCCGGCGTTTTTGTTCCTGTGCTCAATGCGGCCATGGGCAAGTGGGGCATCGTCACCGGGAGGCGCCGCGCGGCCTTCCTGGCCCAGGTCGGGCACGAGTCCGGGCAGTTCCGCTACGTGCGTGAGCTGGGCAGCGACAAGTACCTGGCCAAGTACGACACCGGCTCCCTGGCAGCGCGCTTGGGCAACACACCCGAGGCCGACGGGGATGGGCAGAAGTATCGCGGCCGGGGCCTGATCCAGATCACGGGGCGCGACAACTACGCGCGCTGCGGTGAGGCCCTGGGCCTGGATCTGCTCAACCACCCCGAGTTGCTCGAACAGCCAGAGCATGCGGCGAACTCGGCGGCATGGTTCTGGCACAAGGAAGGGCTGAACAGCCTGGCCGACAAGGGGGCTTTCGTGACCATCACCAAGCGGATCAATGGCGGCACTAACGGCCTGCAGGAGCGTCAGGCGTTCTATGAGGCCGCGCTGAAGGTGCTGCAGTGATGGGCCTGAACTGGCGGTTATCAATCCTGGTGCTACTGCTGGGCCTGTACGTCGGTGGTCGGGGCGCCTGGCTCTGGCAGGACAATGAGTACGGGCGACAGCTGGCCAGCAAGGGCCGCGAGCTGGCCGACATGGAACGCCAGTCTGCCCAGCAGCAGGCCAGCGCTGTCTCGACGGTCCTGGAGCAGGTACAGCAGCAACAAGCCAAGCGCGGGGCGCTCGAGCAGCGCCTGCAGGCGCAAGACCAACTTCACCACAAGGAACTCACCCATGCTAAAAACGAGCGCGATCGCCTGCGTGACAGGCTTGCTACTGCTGACCTGCGGTTGTCAGTCCTACTCAACGCCGGCGCCCGTCCCCCCGCAGGTGGTGACGGTGGGCTGCGAGCCACCGCCGGCGCCGGCGGCGTGGTTCATGGAGCCACGCGAGCCGAACTTGACCCAGCGCATGCTCAACGAATTGTCGGTATCACCAATGAGGGTAATCAGGGACTGATTGCCCTCGCTGCTTGTCAGGCTTACGTACGCGAAATCAATCGGTAGTGAAGAGGCGGGCCGGGGACAGATATGTCAAGATTCAGCCTGGCTCACTAAACCCGCAGCCCCTTCCTGTAAGCCCAGCTGTGGTCTTTGTCTTGTGCACCAAGCGTAACCCAGCATTTAGACGTTGCGACTGTTTATCCAGTTGACAGCGTTGAGTTAAATGCTTCGGTGGAGGAAAATCGCCTATACGCCTAGAGTAGTGCGATTAGCCAATCCCTTCTCTTTAGGATGGCCGCAGTGAAGCGCAAACTAAAATTTAGCCCAACGTGTCGAAGAGAAAAGAATGGCAGAATTAGTCCGTGTGCATGAGGCATCCTCCCTGGACGCAGTTCAAGTCGTATTCATCCACGGGCTGGGAGGGGATTCCCATGGGACCTGGATGTCGAACGATAAAGACTACGCAACTCTCTGGCCTAAATGGCTAGGCGAGGATACAAATTGTACGGTCTGGCTGCTCAGCTACGACGCCGCTCTTTCTGGCTGGACTGGCGATGCCATGCACCTTGCTGACCAGGGAGTGGCCTTGATGTCTGAGCTTGCCTACGAAAAAACGCTTCACGGGAAGCGTCTAGTCCTAGTAGGACACAGCCTCGGCGGCTTGGTGATAAAGGCTGGCATGATGCACGCGTTTACGCATAACGCCCCGCTGTTTGCTTCAGCTCTAAACTCGATCTCAGCAATCGTTTTCATAGGCACGCCGCACCAAGGAGCAAGCTTGGCAACGGTGGCTTCCGTAGCATCCGGTCTACTACGCACGAACCCTCAAGTCCGGAATATGCAGCAAAACGATGGGTGGTTGAAAAGTCTTAACGGACAATTTCAAAAAATTCAACGTGAACTTGAGTTTGCTGTTTATGTATTCTTTGAAACGCACAAAGTTCTCATTGGTCGAAGCCTCTGGAAGTTTCGATTAGGAAAGCGTGTAATCATTGTGGATCGCAACAGCAGCGATCCACAAATTCCAATGGTCACGCCGGTACCGCTTGCGCACGATCATATTCGGATTGCCAAGCCTAAGAATCGTAATGCCACGCTATACAAAGCCATGCTTCATGTAATCGTCAATGCCAGTTCTCAAACGCGGTCACCACCATCCCAATCAAATGCTCAAAGAATTTGGCCAACTGACATTGGCGGTGAGGTAAAATCAGCGCCAGCTGAGCCCGTAATGCGCGAGGTGAAGTCAGACAAACCCGCCTTAACGACTGAGCAGTTGCGCCAGCTCGCTCAAAAACTGCTGGAAAGCGGTCTGCCCTCTTCCGTTATGGCGGTCTTTCCTGATGCTACTGCTCAGGCCTCGCAATCTCTGAAAACATTATCAAAAGTTGAACGTTTTATTATAGAGGCTGGCAATGGTGCTGAGCATTCGCTAACTCGATATCCATTCCAAAAATTGACAAACCTGACGGATTCTAAGCACCTTGTCGTTGCCGCGCCTGGGTCAGGTAAAACGCTTGCCCTTTGGCAGGTGGCAGCCGAGTTAATTTCTGATTCCGAGTTAATTCCGCTATTTCTTCCTGTCGGAGATTTGAGTACATGGGATCAGGTGAAAGGCATGATTTCAGATGTCGCACCAGATATTTCCCCGGATGAAGTTCTGCGTGATAACAGGGTGTGCGTGTGTCTTGATGGTTGGTCAGAATTTGCTACGGGTGTAAATATCGGACAACGATCTAAAGCCTTGAGAGTGCTTCAGGGAGTCCTTGTGATCGCCAATGCTCGAAACGCAGATGCAGGGGATTCAGCCTTCAAAATCTGGAAGCTTGAACCTATACCCCTCCAGGCTGTGTCCACTGCACTTGCACAAGCCAGACCTGGCTCACCTGAGATTTCTGAAAACCTTCTCGATCTTCTACGCTTACCTCTTATGTTTTCCCTATTTGTTTTATCTGGAAAAAATGAAGGGTCAGCGGGTGCGTTGCTGCAAGACTTCCATGCACGTTTAACGCGCAATATTCCTGAGAAGTTCAACCAAGCTTTAAGTCTGGCTGTGGCGACGACCACGCTTTTAGGGGATAGATCATACAGCCAACTTACCGCCCAGCTTCGACGATATGCCAATGAATTAGATATCCCAGAACCTGTACGCTTATTGGAGTCCTTAGGGTCCATCACTAATCGCGCAGGTCAAGCGGTACCAGTGCATGATCTTTACTGGAGTTGGCTGTGTGGATGCGGATTGTTGCAGGGAGTAGATGCCGCGAGCGCAATTACGCGACTGTCCACTCGGGAAAGCTACATCCTCGCTTTGCAATCGAATGAGCCTGTCAGCACTGGACTTGTTGAAGCCGCGGTTGGATATGATTGGTTGCTCGCAGTCAAGCTACATACTGAATCAGGATCTGGGGAGCTGCATCCTGCGATTGTTGACGCATTAGAACATGGTTTCTCAAATCCCCGATTGGCGGTTCGAGAAAGGGCTGCAATCGCAAGCCTGCTCAGCCGGAATCCTAAATACATTTCCCAGGCGCTGCAGACGCTCAGCGACCTGCATGGACAATTAGCTGTAGGAAGAATTTGGGTCGATGCTTTTGATCCTACGGCTCTTTTCCCGCTACGCGGTGTCATTGCAAAATGGGTAGGATCACCGGGCACTAATTATTTGCTAGAGTCCATAGCAGAGAAAGGCACTTCACAGTGGGTTGCCTGGCTGGAGCAGATGGCTATCGCTGATAAGATCACTTGGGATGATGCAACTGCCACCGCGCTTGCCTGCTCTTCTACAATACCGGCCTGGGGTTACGAACGACTGCATGCCCTACTTCGAGATGCTCCGTGGAAGCTCAGGAAAGTAGCTTTGAGGCGCTCCAACTTGGCACTGGCAACGCTCATTGCGAGTGAGTACAACCAGATTATAGAACAAGTAGTAGCTAGCCGATCTAGTGGGTGGATCGATATCAATCGAGTGATTTTGGACTGCGGAAATGACCAAACTTTAGAGCAACTGCTGATCGACTTCAGGCATATGACTGACAGCACTCAGGAGCTTCTGGGTTTTGCGGTAGTGGATAAAGGGGGGCAGTGGATAGCAAAGTTTCAGAAGGCTGCGTTTTCCGTACCCAAGCTAACGCGTCATACGCATCATCACAAGCTCGCAAAAGCCATGTCGTTGGATATTGACGATGAAACTGCGAGGCAGTGGATTGCTAACGGATACGGCCATTCCGGCTGGCGCGTGCTTATTGCACGCCATGGAGTCGCGATGCTCCCTGAGTTGACAGCCAACATGCCTTCGAGTTTTTCCGGTATCGACTACGTGCCCGAGCTTGAATATATCGCGTATCTCCAAAGCGCACCCGCCAGTTTGGCTCATGAAATATGGAGTCGAGTAGACGGGCAAATGCAGCCCAAAACTACTCAAGATGTACTCCTGGCGGCAGCGGTAATCAAACCGATTGGGATGTTTAGTATTGCGGAATTTCTAGTTCGTGCGCATTTCTCTATCCCGGCCTACTATTTGCTGATAGTGCTACAGATCTACGCCGACTGGCAGAAAGATACTGGCCAAAAGGTACATGTTGAATTTGATGGGAATTCTCTCGGTCTAGATCAGTGTATTGTGATAAGTGCATTAACGAAAGCCTGGGATGAGCATTATTCACCTCGAATTCTTGCGAAATTTCCAGATCTGGCAATCGAATCTGTACTTGATCGCTTTTCTGATGATGAATCTCGCCAGGAAGAGATATTAACTGTTTTTAAAGTCCGCGCCTATCATGATGATTTGTTCAACGCCATGCTGGCGAGGCCACGGTTGGCAAAACTCATTCCCGATGTTTTTGGAGAATGCTTCGAGACCTTTCCTGAGGTTAGTGTGATGAAAGCCATTCAGTGCGAAAGTATTGACCAAATTGCACTTTGTTATCGTTTGAGTAAGTCGAGTAATCCACTTCATCGTTGCGCGCACAGCAAATTAATAGTGCGAGCGCTTCAGGGAACAACGGACGTTGCTGGTTATCGGCAAGTGGCCAATTGCCTCAGGTCGCACCCTCGTTACGACCTAATTAACCTGCTCAGAGAAACGATTTTCAGATCGAAACTCAATGCCTGGGACGATAAAGTCATGTGGTTCATACGCGAGGTCGAATGCGTTAGGAGTGAGCTATTGATCACCGAGGCTGGAGAGTTCATTGCCTAGGTTTTTTGAAAAGTTTGAAAAAGCTAAGCAGGATGGAAGCTTGCGAGGCCGCGAAGTGCGCTGGAGTACATAAGCGTGCTAAGCCGGTTCTCAAGCTGTGGGCTTTGGAGTCGAGGCTTGAATACGCCGGAGTGGCTAGATAGCTTGAGCATATCGACATTCTAAGGGGGGCAAGTGCTTTTCAAATCAGTTCCGCAACTGAGCTGCATGCCTTGGGTTTACTGGCTCAAAAGGTCTATGAAAACATAAGCTTGCGGAAGCTTATAAATTATAAATTACTGATAAATAAGGTTTTTTTATTCGGATTGCAAATCCGTCTACGCCGGTTCGATTCCGACCTCGGCCTCCATATTCGAAAGCCCCGCAGATCTTGGTCTGCGGGGTTTTTCTTTGGGCGTAGAAAGCCAAGCGTTCCGAAACTTTTCGGCATGAGTTCCAAAACTCGGTCACTTGGTGGGGCTGGCGATGGCTCCCACGCGGCGGTAGACCCGTTCGGTGATCCCCTCTTTGGAATGCCCCAGCAACAGGCTGGCTTCTGCCACATCGTTGATCTCCGAAGCAGCCTTGGGCCGAATGTCCCTGGATTGGAATTGGACAATATGGTTGGCCAAGTCTGGCCTCAATAAGCGACCGAGCGAAATTATTCCCATCCTGTCATTCCTGAGCACGTTGAGGACTGATCCAAAGAACCTGACCCTTGAATTGGATTTTTTGTGCCTGGAGAATGTGCAGATACCCACTGCCAGGGTGGCCTGAAAGGGAGCTTGGATGCGGATAAGCCGGTAGTGACGCGACGGATAAAACTGGCAGCCCTGACGATCACACGGCCTTGCATACGGATGGGTTCGATGCAGGCAGAGCAAGACCCCTCTGAAGAGGTGTCGCGTGAACAGATCAAGCGCTCAGAAAATCCAGAGAAGCAGCGTAGAAGCACCTATACGGACGGAAAAGCACCTTTTTCATAGTAGCGTCTCCTGCTCAATGCAACGCGGCACAGCCGAATCCCCGGCAAGCACCGGGATTCTCTGTATGCAGATGCGTACGGTTTTGCGATACTCAAACGCCATCAATCTAGGGAAGACGTTGATGCGCTTTCGCTCTGTACCGGCTCTGGTTCTGTTGTCACTCCTGACGGGTTGCGTTTCCGCCCCACCCCTCAATTTTTCGTTACAGAACGTCGAGCCTTCAGAACGCTCGATAGACGCCGACTTGCGCAGCGTCTCCGTATCATTTGCAGCCCCTTCCGAGCAAACAGGAGAGGTTCCCTCGAACGGTGAAGGCATACCGCTGCTTTGGGAGCGAGCGCTAGTCGAAGCGGTGAACAAACGCTCGGTTTTTGACGATGATTCCGTGAACAAAGTGAATCTCTTCGTCAAAATCAAGCAGCTTGACCTAC